TCTATCGTCCTTACTTCCAACTACCGATATTCATTTGTTTTCTTGGTAGTTTAGACATTATTTAATACTCCGCTTTTATAATGTAGTTCATTGCAATGTTTCTTGGTCTTGTTTCAGCTCCACCACTGCTCAATGTGTCTATAGTGCTTCTGCTTGCGGTTACATTTGAAACATAGTTTTCTTCATCTCCTGTTCCACCGCCGCTAAAAACATTTTGGACTTGGTGAGTGTGACTTTTTAATAAATCACTTTGTGCGCTTCCCAAAGTCCTTGCTGCATCAACACCTCTGCCACCATCAAGCCCCCTAATAAATTCTCCCCTTAAATCCGGCAAATTAAAAGTAGTTGAACCATCCCCGTTACCGTACACATCACCTACAACTGCGTATAAGTCCGAATAAGTCGCTCTAGAAACTGCGGCTCCGTTACAAATTAACCACTTATTAGGAGCTGTGGAGCCGGCAAAGGCGCTTAATGAGCCTATAGGAGCAAGCTCATTTTTTGCTGAGTCTGCAATCTTATCAGTATCAACGCTCCCATCTGCAGGAACATTTAATAAAGCAGTCCAGTAATTACCACCAACGCCATTAAAAGCTTGAAACTCTAAAAATTCGGTGTCCATTCCAATTGTTTCTGGAAGCTTAGACAGATTGCCTGCTGCTATTACAACATCGCCACCTGAACCCCTTTCAAAAGTAAGTATGCCATGAGAGGCGACATCAGAATAAACCCTTATGCTTCTACCTAAATCTAAACCTGTACCACCTAATGTTATGGTTATATCTGAAGTCGTATTTACAACTAACACTCTGTCCGTATCTAAAAGCGTGTAGTTACCTGTTATTACAGTTGTGTTATATTGATCAGTAATGTTCAGCTTTAAATCAAGGGCTGTTTGTTGCGCTGTTGAAACTGGTTTATCAGCATCACTTGTGTTATCAACATTCGTTAATCCAATATCAGTCTTATCTAAAACGACAACTCCAATCTCACCGTTTACAGAATCAACAGCTCCACCGGCACTTGGAGTGGCTGCAACAAACATAGATGTCGGATTATCCCAAGCTACAACTTGGCCATCAGTTATTGTGCTAGTGTTTATATTTACATTATCTAAATCGTCTAAACCTAAACTCACAACACCTGTTTGAGAGTTAACAGAATCCACAGGAGCTGCCCCACTAGTAGTCACCCACGTTCTAACCCCTGCATTAGTTGATGACAGCACTTGCCCAGAAGTTGAAGGGTTTCCAAGTGAGTCTTCTTTCGCATCTAACAAAACATCAGTGGCACCTGTTGTGTATACATCAGCAGTGTTGGCTTTTAAATCAAGGGCTACTTTGATTGGCCCGCTTGCTACTTTTTGTGTGTCACTTGTGTTGGTGACTTGATCAATATTTAAATCAGCTTTTGTCACAGCCCCTGTTAAGCTTTCAATGGAGTTAACAATATCAGGTGTGTCTATTAACTCCGTGAAACTCACATCAGAATTGGTGATGTTTCTATCCACGTCAAACTTTAAGTACTTTCCAAACACAGGCTCTTTTAATTCAATATTTGATAAATTACTTTTCTCATTAAGTTTAATAGAGCGATTGTTAAACTCATTTTGCTCTTGCGAGATCACTGTGAGCATATCAAGCTTATTCTCAAGTTGTTTTAAATTTACATAGTTTTGAGTGATCTCTAAATCATTTTCAATCGCTGTGTTTCTAAAAATATAAAGCTCATAGCCCAAGGTTAAAGCCGTGTTTAATGTAACACTTCCACCCTCACCCTCATTTAAACTAACTGTGTAGTCAGTTTCTAATTCTAACTCACTCTCGCCATCAAGATCGTCAACAACAACAAGTCTTAAATCGCTTTCTTCAAAGACTTTAAAACTAAAAGTATAAACGGTTGTTGAGCCATCGGAAGTGAAAGAAGTGCTTGTATCTTGATTTTGAATAGACATATTGCCCCACTTTAAAAATATAAATATTTTATCAAGCGAGAATCTATTTTATAGTCACGTTTACAAGGTGTTTACTCTGCGGACTGTCCGATCATTTTATCAAGCTCTGGTGATGATTTTGTAGGATTCCACCAAAAGTTTTGACCTTTAGATTGCATCATTTTCTTTTCATACTTTCTCATGCGCTTATCAAAGTTAGGATCAAGCATTCTTTCAATGTTATCAAACATGGTTCGCTCTAACAAAAGCCTTGTGTACCAAAGATTCTGCAAAGGCATATTTCTTTTTAAAAGTCTAAAGACATCACGCTTAAAGTTTTTAAGCTCCTTGCCCTCCATGGACTTATCAAAGTTACCTTTTGTCGCACCTAAAACATCGGCCATTAAACCGCCCATAGGTCCTGTAAGTTCTGTTACCGGGTTTCTACCAAACCTTGAATAATCTCCTAAAAAGAAATCTCCAAATAGTCCTAACCCTCCGCCTTGTAAAAAAGCTGCTGACCAAAAACCATAATTTTCCATGTCTTCAGTGGACTTACCCTTAACTAGATTTTTTACTTGAATGGCCATGCCACCGATCATTGTTGTGGCAAGTGTTACCATAGCAAGATGATCATATTTTCTATGAACTCTAGCCCTTCTAATTGCAGGAAGTAAGTGAGTCATCATTCCAGTTATAGGAAAGGTTTTAAACATGAACAGACTTGATGAAAAAGCCCTTCCCATTGAGCCAGCACTCCCATTACCAAAAGCCGCACCTGTTGTTATAGCTCTAGTTGAAAGTAAGCCTTCATTTGTAGCCTGTTGTTTTAAACTATTTGCCCAGTCATCCAATTTATCTGCAAGTGAGGCTGAAAGATTTGAGTCAAGATTTTCACTAAGCCTAAGTTCATTAGGAATTATTATTTCAATTCCTTCATCAATTTCTGTTAAACCTGCTTTTTTTAAATTATCCCACTCTCCTTTTTTAATATCAAATCGCTCTAAGCTTGTTCTAAAATCTAGATCTAAAGAATCCCAGTCCACACCTTTTTTTACTTGCTCTGCAACCGTAGTAAATCCTTCAAGCATTATTCCAACCCCTGCAGCGTCGGTCATGCGCTGCAAGCCTGACATCTTATTAGTCATTGACGCAAGCCAGCCTGTGGTGCCTCCAGAGGCCATCTCACCTGCAAAACGTGTGTCTGATAAAGCTGCCCCATTTATTAAATCAGCTAGGTAGCCTGAGCGTCTTGCAATGGTTTTCATATCCTTATCGCCTGCCACTATTTTTAAATAATTACTTAAAGCTTTGGTTGATGAAAGCCCATTAATTTTAGCAGTAGCAGCTATAAAAGCTGTATCAGAAATTGCTGAAAGACTTGCACTTCCAAGCATCGCTGAGCGCATAACATTTTGGGTTCCAGTTAATACTTTCCACCACAAACTATCAGGGTTTCCATACTTGTGTTCACCCCTTAAAATTCTATATTGTGCATCAACCCAGCCCCTACGAGCTGACCTATTTTTGTCATTGATCTCCATAAAGGTGTTAAGCCTTTTAGACAGCGCATCAGGTCGTGTGGAGAGTTTTTCAAGCATTGCAATGTCATTTGCAACACCGTCCATACTTGATAAAAAGCTTTGAATTAAACCTTCATCACCGCTCCCGTATTTAGAATTGTATTCAAAAAAATCATCCACACTTTTAAAATGTATAAATCTTGATTGGTTTCTTTTTTTATCAATATCGCCTCTGCCAAAAGCCAGTTCATCGCCGTCATCAAACTTTGTTTTAAGCGAGTAAACACCGTCACTTATAATGTCTTCATATATGTAATCAAGGGATCTTAAAATTTGCTCATCGGTTAATGGCTCACCTGTTGTCTTAGAGATCATTTTCTTTCTATCTAGACGCTTATAAACATCATTAACCCACTCATCTTTTGAGACTTTTCTAATGGCTTGCTTAGAATGTACCTGTGGGAAATAATTATCAATCTTTCCCATGATGCCGCCTGCAGCTCTAAAGCGTGATGAAGAGTAGTCATACACATTTTTGATTGAATCACCTAAAACTCTAGCTCCCTGTGATTCGACAACCTCACCATGAAGGTGTCTTATAGCATCTTTAAAACTTTGGTAGTCTTTTTTAAGTTCAAACAAACCACCCGATAAAGTGTCACCTGTTTTATTTAAAAGTGAATAAAGCTCGGCTTTTACAGACTCTTTTCTAAAAGCTGTTTGTTGGTATAAATCTGATACAGCTTTTGTTGATGATATGTTTTCATCAAGCATTCTTTTTTCTAAATCTTTAATAACTTTGTCTTGTCTGATTGCAGCTCTTACTTTGTTCCTTGCAGCAGCTTCAGCCCCAATGGTGTTTGACTCAACAATCTTTTGAGCTTTTAAATCAGCCTCCGTGTCAGATAAACCTCCGTCTTTTTGAGCTTTAAACTCTTCATTGTACTGCTTTTGAATTTGTTCAACCTGTTCTTTTGAAAGTTTTCTTTCTTTAAACTGATCATTTATACAATTAATAAAACTCAAAACTTAACTCCACAAGATTTTAAAGCATTTTTAATAGCTTTGTTGTTTTCTATTTCATCAACTATTTGTTTTTTAGAAAATGATTGCGGCGCACTGCTATCACCAAACTCCATTTGTAATACATTGTCGTCATTAATATTATTGAATGACTCAATTTCAGACTCTAATACACTCTCAGAGTTAATACTTTCTTCTAACTGCTGTTGATTTTTAATTCTTCTCTCATCTAAGGTTATTGGCTCAAGCTCTTCTTTTAACTCTACAATTTTTGATGATTCTGGATTAGAGGTTTTCGTTTTTAAACTTAGTGATTCACCCTCAACCCTTTTTACATCAGCTTGAAACTCTCTAACATTTTCTCTTAATATAGGGTCTTCAATTTTATCAGGGTCAATGTCCATAATTTGTTTTTCATTAACTTTGATATTGTCTCCATTTATAGGCCTTCCAGAATTATAAGCATCGTTTACTTCTTTTAATGAAAGCTTGTGTCCGTCAAGAGTTCTTAAGGTTCTAGTATCAATTAAGTCAAAGCCCTTCTTATGAAGCTCTCTTTCTAAAACTTTAACCACGGTAAGGGCCTGCGACTTATCTTTTGTTTGAGACAAATTGCTCTTTCTTAATTCAGGACGTGTAGTTTTAAACGTAACAAGCTTAACACCGTCTTTAGGCGCATTTGATTCTGCTTGATTTACAATGCTATTTATCTCATCTTGTATTTTCTTTGGGCTTCTTTTCTCAGTGTTTTTGCCGTCTAAAGCTTTTTTTCTTTTCCCTGTGCTTTTATCTAAAACCTTAAAGCCTTTGCCTGATTTTGCTTTTTTAAAGCTATTGTTATCTAAGTACTCTTGAAGCTCTAAAGCCTTTGTTTGAAGCTCAACGTTTTTCTTGTTCACAGTGCTAAGGTTTTTTTGGGTATATTTAACACTTACTTCATTTGTTTTATTAGATACTTTAATCTCTAAATCATTCTTAGAAAAAAACCCCCTTACACTCTCGCCACTTTCTAGAGCTATCCTTTTAACTTCATTAAAAATGACTTCGCCTGAAGCTTTTGATTTTGAAAGCCTCAACCCTTTTTTTGAAAGAGTGCTAACGATATTGTCCCTAACTTCAATCTCACTGTTTGTTACAGCGTTTGATTTTTCATTAAGTATGGGAACACCCCCGCTTTCTTGTTCATCAAGAGCGCTCTGTTTACCTCGGCCTTCCGCTTGTGGGGCCTCGTCTTCTAATAAGCTAGTGTTATTTTCAGGCCTACTTTTTATTTCGTTTTCCAAGTTTTTAACAGCATTAGCACGCTTTAATGATATGTGCTCAGCAACATTTAATACTCCCTTTAAACCCCCTGCAAACACGGCCCCGAAAGCCCCCGCAGTGATTAAGTCTTTTATAATCTCATTAGTGCCATACTCTAAGCCTATGGTTTCATAGTTTTCTACTCTGTCAGGCACAGTTAAAGCTTCAGTGGCCATGTTAATTCCAGCTTCAATTGCAATGGTTTTTAATAGCCCTGCACTTGCCCCTGCACCAAAGGTTGATGTTAAAAGATTTACAGGGTCTTGAAAGGAGGCGATCACACCACCTGCTAAATTTGCACCCATCGTAAGAAAGTCTTTTGGAGCACCTGCTTGAACCCTTCTTGCACCCATAACAGTGTTAAGTCTTTCTTGATCACTTCTTTGCTTTAATTCTTTTTGGGTTAAAAGCTCTGAGTATTTATCAGGTTCATCTAGCTTTAATTGGGTGATGTGTTTATCTAATGCCTCTAACACCTTAGGGTTTTCGGTTCTTAATTTTTGGCCAGATTTTCCAGTTGAATAGATATTGCTTTTGTCTTCAACGTACTTACTAACAGCATCACCGTATAAGTCATTGCCACCTGTAAGCTCTTTATATTTTTTTGAACGCTCGTTTAATAAATTGTTTTCAAAAAGCCCTTGAGAGTTTGTAAGACTTGTTGCAGTGGTTTCAGAAAGGCTTGCGCTAAAAGCATCGGCTCTAGTAAAAGAAGGTGCTTGAGCGAAGTTTGTACCAACTGCAATCTTTTCATCTTCTGAAAAATCTAAAATACTCATCTAAATCCACTGCTTCCTGTTCTAAATTCATCAAGACTTGGTGTTTGAATATTAAATTTTTCTCTACCCCTTTTAATCATTTGCCTTTCTTGCTCGCTCATTTGTGTTTTTTCAACAGGATCTTGTATAAACTCCGACAGTGATTTTAAATCTATTTGATAGGGTTGAAAAGTTTTAGAGTCCATTAAAGGCTCTTGATCTCTATACAAAAAGTACTTCCCATTCTTACTAGCTTTAAAGTTTACTCTGTATCTTGAGTTTTCCATGTTAATAGCATCACCACTTGTGGTGATTGGAAAAGAACCCTGTGAATGAAAAAGGTTTTCTTCACTGGCATTATCTAATAGCCTTTCAAAATCATTTTCATCAAGCATTCTATATTCATCACCAACTCTGGCTCTAAAGCTTGGAATGTATGAATCATTGATATTGAGTGGCTCACCTATAACTGCGTTTATAGAGTCTCTAAAAGCACCCACATCAAGGTCTTTTGAAAAGCTTCCCGATTTGGCCTTTAAAGCTGAGTAGTGATAAAAAGCCGCCTCTCTTGCAATCGAGCGAGCCGAAGGGTCAGGCAGCGCATTCTTAATATATAAATCAAACTCTTCATTAACAGTTGAATCACTAGGACTTGTGATCATGCTTTTTCCCAATACACCCTCAAGATCATTCTGCATTAGGTTTTTACCCTGCAAGATTAAAGACGCTGTTTCAGGTTCGGCATCGGCAATACTTAAAGCCCCTGCTAAGGCTGGTTGTTTTTCATCAAAAAAGAGTTGTTTTGCTAACTGTTTTTTTTGCACATCATCTGTATAGCGATCAAGGTGTGAAAATATTTGACCGACATTCTCAGGCCTTCCACTGCTAAAGGCCTTAACAAAAGCCTCGCTTTCAGTTTTTCTAAAAAATGGTAGATCAATGCCTTCTTGTTTTGCAGACTCTACAGTTAATTGCCTTTGCATTAAAGTCTGAGTGATAAGTACGCCATCAGGGTCAGCCTCTGGGTTAAAGGCTTGAAGGTTTAAAGGAGCTGATTTGCCACCTATATAATCCCACTTGCCCCAAGGATCTTTTGCAAGCTTTTGTTTTAAACCCTCAGCCCGTCTTTTTCTTTGCTCTTCAATAGACTTAATTTTTGAGCGTGCATTTAATACACCCTTTGCACCTAAAGCCTCTTTAATCTTTTCATCTTTTAAAAATTCTTTTGCAGCACTAGTGTTTCCTTGTACAAGGTTTGAATCAATAAAGGTTGATACAACGTTTTTTCTGCCTTTATCATCCAATTCATTTGCTGCATTCTCGCCCAAAGCATTTGAAGTTGTAAATTTATTTGCATCAAGACTCTCTAAAGCCTCTAATGCTTTAGGGAGTGTGCTGTTTTCTGTCGCAATAAGTGACCAGTTTTCATAAACAGCCTGTGAGTCTGACAAGGCTTTTTCTTTTATCTTTTGATGCTTTAAATTATCAACTGAGAGTTTTAGTTTTTCAATTCTTTGAGCTTTTAACTGACTTGCAGCCTGTTTACCCTCGGGGGTGTCAAGGGTCATCTCGGTTAAATCATATGCCACGCTTCTGTCTTCAATGAATTTATTTGACAACTCATCGGCTTTTGATGGGTCTTTTTCAATCTCTTCAGACAAAGCCCTATACTCTTGTTGTTCACGAAGCTTTTCATCACTATCTTGTTTTATTAAAGACTGTTGATCGGTTATTAACTTTCTTTTTTGTGCAGCTTGATCAATATTAATTGCAGCGTTTGCTACTTGATTAACGGTTTGAGTTACAGCGTTTGCCATTCTAGGCGCCTCATTCACATCAATTGTGTTTGAAGTGTTTAAAAAAGAGCGCTCTCTGAATTCAGGTATAAACCCCATACTTTTACGCTCCCAACTTTGCTATATTGCCAGCGCCATTTGCAATTGAACCGAAACCACTTAAAATGCCTTGAGTAAAAGCATTACGCCCCTGTCTTCTTGCTTGATTGGCTTGTGAGTTTCCAGTGGTAAGAATTTGTTGCTTTTGTCTTTCACCCTCTATTTCTGTAGAGCGAAGCACATCAAGCGGGGTTCCTCGCAACAGCACACCGCTTTTTGCAAAAGCCACTTCTTGATTTGCAAGAGTGTCTTGGATCTCATTTTCTTTTAATCTTATAGTTTCTTGTGTTTCAGCTTCAATGGCTCTGGCTTTAGCTTTACCAGCTTTTTTGGATTCAATGCCCCCCATAATACTAGAGGTTGCACCTAAAAGTGCAGCACTTCCAATAACAATTGATGATACTGCAGCCATTACTTAACCTCCAATAAAAAGCTTTTTTCTTTAATCTTAAACCCACGCTTTAAAAAATGCTTTTCGCCTATTGGGCTATTATCTTCTAAAGTTAAAGTTATAAAATCAGCATACTCTTTTCCAAACTCAATAAATTTATCCAAAAGTTTCAAACCAGCTCCTGTGTTTCTGTGTTCTTCTTTCACCCACCAAAAGCTTTCCGTTAAAGCCCACAAAGCTGGGTTATAAGGGTGCGGATTAAAGGTGCCCATTATAAAGCCAGCAGGCTCTTCATTCTTGTTTTCAGCTATATAAACCACATGGTCTTTAATAAAGGTTTCCACTAGTGGTTTAATTGAATCTTTGTTGTATAAAGAAAACCCTGTGTCGTAAAAATTAGAAAACTTTTCAAGCTCAGTTTTAATAAAGCCATAATCTTTTAGCTTGCCTGTTCTTATAGTCATGACTCCTCCGTTTTCATGTAATAACCGTATGAGTTTATAGTCATAGGAAAGGGTGAATCTTGTACAAAATATAAACTCTTTTCTTTTTCCCAATCATCTTCTACAGACAGGCTTTCAGACACCCCTGTAAAAAGTGGAATTTGTGAATCAATTGGATCATTAGGAGTTCTTAAGTTTAAAGGTTTAAGAGTATAAAAGTCTGTTCCAAACTTTAGTCCTAAAGCATTTTCAAGTTTTATATGAAGCTCTGACATATTCTTTTCTTTAAAGTAAGAATCACCAAGTTTTGAATAACCCTGCAGCGGAAGTGTTTTTATTAAACCTCTATAAGGCAGACCGAAGTTTATAAAAGAAGATAAATCAATTTGGTTTTCATATAGGTTTGTTAAATCTAGCACACCACTTGAATCAACTTCTACAATAAAAAGCTTATTCTCAGTTGCAGCAATCACTGTACGGTCTTTAAACCTGGGAGCTTGAAAGCTTACTCGTTTTGCCACCAATTCACCAAAAGAATAATCAGCTTTAGAAAATGCACTTGTAATGTTTAAATCAAAAACTCCGCCACTAATACCTGTAACTATGGCACGACCCGATTCACCTACTTCAACAATTTCATCACCTACGGTTAAAACACCTTCGTTTGGTGTAACACCACCTTGAGAAAATGAATCAAACACATTATCAATCGAGCCTGCCTCAATCTTAGGGTTAAACACAGTTTTTGAATCAAGGTATAAATCATTTTCTTGTTGAGATAAAATGTATGACCTGTAAAGAGCAAGGTCTGTTGCTTTACTTCCAGTTATATAAAAGTCTTCTGGCCTTAAGTAGAATCTTTCAACGTCTAACTTTTCTATGTACCTTTTGTTTTCACCAGTGGTTTTATCAGGCCTATCAATAACAAGCATTAAAACATCGCCATCTTCATCATCAATAATAGTTCCTAAATCTATAACCTTATCTGTTTGATTAAGCTTTAATCTAAACCATGACATCATGCTTTGGTTTCTATCTGTTACAACCCCAATGGCTCCGCCATTTTCTAAGGCTGCGTAAGTGATGTTTGTATTCTTTTGAACAAAAGCTAGTTTTCTAATACCTTGAAAAGCCATGTCTTTTGATAACTGGTTCATGTCAAATGATTCATAACCCCCTCTAACACCTTTAGAATAATCCATTGACCTTAAAGTTGTGTCGTTTCGCTCAATAAAATAAATGCGTTTGTCTGTTAAAATAGGTTTAGCGTTTTTTGAACCGATATTATCAATGGGCCTTATTGAAATTGAATTCGGTGTAATAGGAGCCGCTTCATTGCCTCCCATTGCAATAAATGAACCTGTGTCCGTTCCTACAACAATTGCGCTGTCAGTGGGCTGTATCCAGTTAATATCAGACACATTGTTATTAACCCCTGCTAAAGTGTAGGCCATTGAGTCTGTGACTTCACCATTGATACTAAAGTCAGTAAGCCTATTGGTTCTTGAAAAATATAAAACATCTTCTTTACCTAAAACCAAGCGTTGTTCATAAAAAGCAATTGACGTAAAAAATGTTATGGCTTCATCAGGCTTAGTGCCCCAATAATCAGGATCATAGCTGACAGTGATAGTTTCTAAAGTTCTAGTAAAATTATCTCCATCAAAAGTGTAAACAATTACATTAGCGTAGGAAGGCCTGATTAAATAAATAGAGTTTTTAATTTGAACATAATCAATCTTTGAAGGGTCATAATCAAAATCACCTAAAAAGTCATATGCCCCAACAAGTCTGTGTGCTGATATAATTTCAATAGTTGAGTTGACAGGGTCACCTACTTTTGTAGGGTCAAAAATTTCAAACCAGTCACCTGTGCCATCGCTGCCTTGATCTACCACATCACCTCTAACTTTAAGACGTGATACAACTGATGTATCAAAATTTGTAACATCTAAAATTGCTTCAACGTATGTACCATTAATACCTGAAGAAACTATTGGATCTGCAGTGTAGTATAGTCTAAATCTATTAGTCGCTGTTTTTATTGAACCTGTAGCAGTTGGTGTTTGTGTGATTCGTGAATCCATTCGGCCTCTAGCGTTATAGGCTTGAAAAAATCCACGCTCGAAAACTAAAAGCAGTCCATTATAATCAGCAGGGTTAAAAGGAATTGTGAAGGTGCCATCATCAAAACCAAAGTCATCAATAAACCCCTCATTAAGAAAAACAGTTGGAGGTCTATACTTTGCACTTCCTTGAAGAGTTGGAATAAAGTTTTCCATTCTTTCAACAGCAGTGGGATAAAGCTCTAAATTAGAAGTGGCTGAAAACTCTTGTGAGATCTCGCCACCTTTAAAAGAGTTTCTTAAAAAATTAGTCTTCATTGTCTTTGCAAGTAGTTGGTGAATCGGTTTATAATTTGCACAGGGCTTTCTTTAGCATCTTGAGTGGCAGCCATTTTAAGGTGCTCTAGGGCTGCTTTTTTTAATACATCAACACTTGATCTTGAATTGGTTATTTGAAAACAAATTGCTGCACCCAAAAGATTTGAAAAAGCCATTGTAAAGCCACCAGAAAATTTTGAAACTGTCTCAAAGTCAGATGTGTATCTTAAAGGAAGTGAGCCGTCTTGTTCATAAGTTAAACCGTCATTTAGATACAACACATCACCCTCAACCTTGTGCTGTTTAATTTGAGTGTGCTTAGCACCTGCTGAGATAAACATCACATAGTCACTTGGTAGCGCATAAGGTATTTCATCACCAAAAATGGGAGCCGTTAAAAGCCTTGGAAGCACTGCTCTTTTTGTAGCAAAGTTAAAGGCGTAGTTTTCTAATAGAAATATTCTAACCACATCATACCAGCGGCTTATTAGTCTTTCATTCTCAGTTTCAGGGGTATCAATTGAATTGACCTTAGTTGAAGAGATTAAATCAAGGGCTAGGTTTGCAATGTCGGTTTTAGAGTCTACAAAAGCCATTTATTTAATATCTCCTTTAAAAGGTTTTAAAAAGCCCTCCTAGAAAAGAAGTTCAAGAGTTAACAAAAAAACTTCTAGGAAGGCTTAAAAATAATTAGTTATTAAACAGTGGTAGTGACTTGTTGTACTCTTTTACCCTCTGTTCTCACAGCTCCAAAAGACCCTGTAGCAATCACAGCATATGTGTTTATGTAGTCATCAAGCTTTCTAACCTCTAAGGCTATTTCTTCTTGAACTCCGTAACATAAAGCATCCTGTGTAAAAGCAATACACTTTCTTTCTGTGTCAGTAGCCTGAAGTTCTAAAATTGGGTTTGTAGCATTAGCTGCGTATTTTATAATATCAAAACCAGCGGCTTTTTGGATTGAACCTTTTTCAACAAAATACTCTCTGTTGTAATCACCACTAGTTAGCTCAACCTCACTCATCATTTGAGTGTGCTCTTTACCAGAGATAACCATAAAAGACTTATCCATGTCTTCATCAATAATTAAATCATTATCAATAAAGTTTTGTCTAGCCTCTAGAATCTTTTCATATGTAAGACCAGCGGTTGCATCAACTTCCAAAACCCCATCTGCTGTAGCTGTTAAAGCCGTGCCATAATCTTCACCTGTGTTTACACTTGCAAGTAAAGCTGCAATCCCTGTTAAATCCCAACGCCTCATCATAGCGTTTGCCACAACTTGCTCGTAACCGTTTTTAGGATCTAGGAATTGCTCAACAGCATCTCTACCGTCAAAGGGCAAAGTGACCTGCCATCTGTTTGGAGAGATTTGACGTCTGTTGTGCTCTAAGTCTGCAAAATCAAGTTTAGCAAACCTTGCATTGGCATCAGTAGCCTCTACTGTACCATAGCCGTCATAGGACATGTCTTTGCCCTTAAAGTATTTGATTATTGAAATATCTTTTGTTCTAGACTTTTTTTGCTGGGCTGCCATGTGAACGCTTTCACTAAACGCACGCACCCTTGTTTCATCTATTGTAGCTCCTACTGGATTCACTGCCATCTTAAACCTCCTAAAGTTTTTTAAATAACTGGCTAAAAAAATGATTAATTCTTTCGACCAGCTACCCTATAAAAACTAGGACTGTTCTTATGGCCTATAAGGCGCCACCACTTCCTTCTATTAATTCATAGATGAATGTGTGGACTCTAAAAAAAAAGCTTCCCACTTGTTTAAAATTCTAAACAAATATGAGAAGCCTTTAAAGTATAGTTTACATTGTGTTTACGTTATCTTTGTTCAAGCTTCATAAGCTTTGAAGTAAGCTGCAAATATTTTTGTTGTAGTCTTTCATCCTTCTTGTATTCAGGATCATTATAAACCGCTGCCATTTCTTTTTTAAGATCAATGATATTATCACTACCTGTATCATTTGGAGTTTGTGATTTTGAAAGTGGTTGATCTTCATTGTTCATTTTATCAAGCATAGTTTTAAGAGGTTGAATGATTGTTAAAAGCTCCTTATTCCCAAGCTCACTCATAGTGGCTCTTATCTCAGAAGGCACATTTTGAACAATCCACTCTTGAACTTCAGCACTTGCTCTTGACCACTCATCTTCACTACCAAAAGTATCTACAGCAAGCTTTGAAAAATCTTGATCCCTAGCTTCAATCTTTTGCTTATTAGCTTCAACCCCTCCAGAAAGATCTTTAGAGTACTTATCAAAAAGAAGGTTTGCTTGCTTGGCAGTTAAGCCTGCAGCGTGCGCTGTTTCTTTAAAGTTTTTCTCATCAAACCCTAATTCTTTTAATTCATCGCTCACTTCAAGTTTGTAATCATCAGGGTTTTCAGGCCTTCCAAGTTTTGAGTAAAAAGAAAAGAAATCCTCGTTGACTTCTTCTGGCTCACTTAGCCTTTCACCAATCTTTTTATTAGCATGAACAAGTTGTTTGGCCATATCATCAATGGATTTAATGTTTTTAATAGTGGGAGTTTCTTTATACTCTTCACTTATTTTATCCATAAAAGATAAATCAGGCCCGTCACTTTTTAAACCTTCTCTAAAGCTATTGCCCCCTGCACTTGGTTCATTAGTTTGCGTTTGTTGCTGTGTTGTTTGCTGTTCTTGTTCACTCATTGTTATTCACTCCTATTTTCTACTTCTTTTAAAATATCTTTATGTATAAAATTTCTAAACTTGCACCACACAAGCCTTGCGCCTTCTGCTGCTAAAACATTGTTAACTAAGACTTCCTTGTTCTCACCTACAACTAAAGAGCTTGTGTTGTAACCACACATATTCTTTATTGTAACCAATGCTTTTTTCCCAACTGGGGTTTGAAATAAAACCTTAAAATCTTCTTTTAGTTTTTCATTCGACTCATTGTGGGCTTTAAACTGTTTTTCTAATTCTTTTTTGCTTTTCATTTTATGCCTCCCTTGCTTGCTTTTCTAAAGTTAACTGGTTTGATTCTTCAACTTGGTCTTGTTGTCTTTTTTGCGCTTCTTGTCTTTGTTTTTGAAGTTCTTCAACCTCATCTTTTGCTAAAAGAATTCTAGGCGAGCCAGTGAGCTTTTGCGCATTTTCTAATATGGCCCTATCATCAAGGTGCATTAATACATCAGGCTTTGCTTGAGCTAACTGAGTGATGTAAGTCACCGCTTGCACCATGCCGTTTAACTCTTCAGCTGATTTCATTCTAGCTGCAGGGGTTGTGTAAACTATTTGATAAAATTCTTTTCCTTGCTTTAAAAGCTCTGCAATTTCATCAGGTATGTAGGTGATTTCTTTTCCTTCTCTGATTCTAATCTTTTCTTCATCACTTCCTTTTATGACTCCAAACTCACCTTTTCTAAAAAGAGTGTTTACAGTTCTTTCAATCATAGGAGTAAACAACTCAGAGTTTTGGCGGGAAAAGATTGAGTTATTCACCTGTCCTCTGATTTGTTGCCTTATTTGAGCCTCACCTAAAGTCATGGCGGTTTCATTATTAAAATCTAGAAGTCTATCTAAACTAAAAGCTTCAGTGATTTTGTTATCAAGCCTTACAATTGATTCATCTGAAATATTTAAATTCACTTGTGGAATGATTCTAAAAACTGGAGTGTTAGAAGTTAAAAGCTCATTAAAAGGGTTTAAAGCGTTTGGTGAAATATCTAAGTATTCACCTCCGAAAGCTGTTGCTATAAACCCTAGTGCTGGCTGTATTTCTTGTTCTTCTAAATACTCTCTTAACTGCACTTTTCTATTGATCTCTTTTATTGCAGGACGTGACTCCATTGAAGGCGAGATACCATATTCATTGTCAGTGTTTTTATAAAACCTTGCAACAGGCATTGGAAACTCATAAAACTTTGATTCTTTTAAGATTTGTCCAGTGTCGTATTCAAAGTGAATAGATTCAAAAAGATATGATTCTTTTTTATTCTTTTTAATCTTTGGCTCAATGGCTTGAATGATTTTAACCTTTTCATTTAGCTTATTTGTTTCATAAAGCTTTTGAACTTGAGGTGAAACATTCTCAACACCATACTCTTCAACAAGTCTTTTAATGGTCCAGTGATCATCAACGTACACTGTGTTTACAATTCCATTGGCACCCTCAGCAAAGGATATGTTTTTTAAACCCCATGTGGAAAACCTGACTTTAGTTCTTTCATCCTCTGCAATAAAAAGCCCAGCACTCCCTAAAGTTACTTGCTCATAAAAATTTTCTTCTATTGCATTTGGAAGCCCACCTTTAGGGTTATCCATTGTGTCCACTGTCTTAATGGTCATCATTTCATAAAAATCATTATTCTCTTTTGTATCAGAAATTGAAGGGTGTCTTCTTAATTCAAAGCTTCCTTTAGCCGCTGGCCAAAGTATTCCTTTTAAAATAGAGGCAAGCTTTCTTGAGGCGTTTGGAGCTGTGGACTCATAGATTCTGTCATCTTCATCATCAAGATTAGAGCTTTCTGTAGACTCTTCAAACAAGAAGCCTTCTTGCCTGACATAGCGGTTTATTTCTTCATAGTGTTCACGCTTTAAAAGCTTTCTAGTTCTCATTTGATTGTAGCGTTCTTTTAAGTATTTAATGTCTTTTGCCATTTTAGCTTTACCCCTTAATTACATTTTAATAGTTTTTTTACTACCCTTTAATTTAACTTGATTATGACCACGTCTTTTAACAATCCCGCCCACACTCTTAACCTCACCCTTATTTAAAGGATCAACAGGAAAGGCGAATGTTAGAGCGATTGAATCACCAATGTCTGGAGACATTTTAAAATCTTCTTTTAGTTTTTGTTTTGAAATGAGTTTTATCTTATTGCTTGTAGTAAGCAGATAATCTGGCATAGCCATAAGATCAGCCTGTATTTCATCATCATCAGGTATTTGTGGTTCATCGTTTTCAAGCCAGTCACGCATTGATACCCACATCTCAGCACGCTTATTCTCATAAACATCACGCTTAAAAGCTCTCATGCCAAAATCAACGGCCACAACCCTGTCTCTATAACCAAGCTCCCAAAGTCGTGAACAAATGGCGTGACCATTTTCACCCTTATCAACAAATACTTTTACAGGTCTAAACTCTTTAATGGCTTGAATAATTATTGCGACAAACTCCATTGGTTCTAATGGCTCTTCTTTTGTGTCATACACTAAACAGCTTTTAAGTTTTCGGCCCTGCCTTGCACTAATAACAGCCCTATCGCCCCTATGTGCTGGATCAACCCCCAAGATCATTGGAGAGTCATAGTCAGCTACGGTGCGCTTTCTTGCATCCATTAGCTTTTCAATATCTATTAGAGTGTCATCACTTGCTTGAAAGGCTTCATAAGG